TTTTTTTTTTTTTTTTTTTTTTTTTTTTTTTTTTTTTTTTTTTTTTTTTTTTTTTTTATTGTATGTACATGTAATAAAACATAAAATAATAAAATAAATTGTTGTTTACGACATTATATGCATAGCTACAAGGATCTCGCACAAAACTTCCTCATAAGGGGGAAGTTCGTAACATTGAGAAGAATCCCTGGCTCGCTCCAAAGCATTGACCAGATGTCTGTAAAATGCGGGACCGTGATACACAGCTGATCGCAAAGCAGTCTTAACATTCACCCGCAAGTTCTCATTCAAGTCAGCCGTCGTGTTGCCCACCACAAAGTGTACCATGCCGCGAATAGAAGATGCGTCGAGAGGACCGTAAAGCAGTCCCGGCATGATATCTGGTTGGACTCGAAATTCACGCTTCAAGAAACAGACGTTCTCAATCTGTGTAAGCGTGATGTCGTCTGAAGATTTTCTTCCGTCAGTGACACCAAGTCCCATAGTTCGCAATTCGTGGATCAGCAAGTTGAACGTCCTTTGTGGAGCTCGCGAGGCGATGAGCAAGTCGTCCCCGTAGTTCTTGTCCAGATAGTGGCGGTCAAAGTTTGCGACGGAGCTGACGCCGCAGTGCTGCTGTTGCACCCTCAACCACGCAAGCCTCAAATACGCGGCGTTGACAAACGAATTGAAATAAGTGGTGAGCGCACAGCCGGACGGATTTCCCCACTTCGCCACATAAACTACGTCATGCATGATCGCAACTCGGCGCTGTAATTCTCCAGCGATGACAAGTCGAGCAATGCGATCTTTTTGCCCATAGAAGTGGTTCATGACGTTCATATAGATTTCCCAGTAGGCTGGATGTATCAGCCCGTCGAAGGAAGAATAGTCAGCATCAGCGATTCCACAAGTCTGAAAGTCACACAACGATCTAGCCAACTCATGCCATTCTGTCGACTCAGGATTGATTCCAACTTGAGACCACGATTTTTCCCGCACACTGCGCATCGCCTCGGTGAAATCAAGCGAAAGCGCACGAAGCACCAAGTTGAAATCAACTGGCGCAATATTGAACGATCGGGTCTTACCTTCTTTGATTTTCTGAAGAGTACGTTTTTCGTCTTTGAGCACATCCAACCAAACCGTGTGAGATACTTTTCCATCCCGTGCCTGCTCAAGTCGCTCGTCAAACCTCTTTTCGAACACGCTATAGATTCCTTTCTCGAGATTAGCATACAACGCATCTTTTGTCAAGCCTTCTCTCACATACGGGTAACCACAGCTCGTAGAACGGTCGATGCCTTCGACAAACATGAACTCTGGGCTCGACAACACTGCTGTACGAAAATCACGTGTACTTGCGGTGTTGTGCATCTTCCATTCAGCGGTGAGCTCATCAATCTTGTGAGAGAAGTAGGATGTCAACGCACACTGCTCTGCCCACGTCGGCCCTTGACTTCCTTTTCCGTATTTTTCAATAGCCCGAGTGAGCACGTCGCCAGATGCTTCACATCGCGAGTCTGACTCATGCAACACTGAAAGATCC